GTGCTAATTCAGAAATAGAATTAAAAGAAAAAACAGATAGGGTAGAAGATGCTATCTGTGCTACTAAAGCTGCTATCAAAGAAGGGATTGTTCCTGGTGGTGGTATTGCTCTATTAAACGCTGCAACGAATATAACAGCTAAGTCAATGGGTGAAACAGTTTTGCTAGATGCTATTAAAGCTCCTTTTAAAACTATACTGGAAAATGCAGGTTTAGAACTTGACAGAAAGACACCAACTAGAAAAGGACAAGGCTATAATGTGGTTACAGGAAAAATGGTAAATATGATTAAGTCGGGTATTATAGATCCACTACTAGTCACCAAGAGCGCTCTTCAAAATGCAGCTTCTGTAGCAACAACAATATTATCTACTGATTGTGTAATTAATAATTTAAGAATTGATGAAAGCAATAGGTAGAAACTTAATAATAAATAAAGCAAAAGAAGGGACTACCAAAACAACTGGTGGTCTTTTACTTGCTGAAAGCCAAAGAGACGATATACGTTATATTCAAGCTACAGTAGTTTCCGCAGGAAACGAAGTAGCAGGCGTTAAGCCAAATGATGTAATATATTTTGATCGTCACGCTGGCCACAAAATAGAAGTTGATAAACAATCTTATCACGTTATAAAATCAGGTGACATAGTCGTTGTATTATGAAATTAGATGCTGGTGACATTAGAGATCTAAATCTCTTAAAACACTACCGCATTATAAGAAAATGGGCTTGTCGTAATAATGATTTAAACGATGCGGATCTAGAACTTCTTATATACCTTGATTGTATGGAGTTTTTTACTAAGAAAGACTTTGAGATGGGTGTTTATTCTTACAGTTGGGATAACCGGCGCTGGAATAGACTGTTAAAGCAAGACTGGATTAAGGTCTGGAGACATAGAAACAGAACAACTCAAAAATACCATATATATAAAGTATCTTTTAAAGGTAAGCAATTAATAAGTAGAATATACAGAATAATGCTTGGCGAAGAAGATATAAACACAGGTAGACGAAATAAAATAATTAATGGCGAGACGTATACTGATAAAGTTATGACTAAGGCTATTTATAATGTAAATAAAGATAAAAACAGATGAGTAATAGTCCAGTGAATTTTACAGGTTTGTTAGGAGCTTTAGGAGCTTCGGTCGGTGCTGCAGGTAGATCAGGTGCAGCTTTGGGTTTTCTTAACCGATTAAGACAAAGAAGAAAAGGAGGCTCAAGAGCTAGATTAAGAAATCTAGAAAAAAGAGTTGGAAGTTTGGAAAATGCAGATTCACAAAGTCCACAACAAGAACCCATGAACAAAGCAATGGCTGCTAGAACAGGGCAAGTACAAGGCACTGTTCCTCCTCCACAAGCAAACGCTTTACAAACAGTAGGTGCAATTGGAACAGTAGGTGGAGCACTTAGTGGAAACACAGGTGTAGAAACAGCGAGTGGTATTGGGCAGTTCAACCCTGGAACTATGCAAATGAATAATAACGCTTTAAGTAGTGACCCTTTACAAGGGATAGATAAAATTCCAGAAATCATAAGCGCGCCTGGACCAATGACTAATTCTGAAGATGAATTAGGACAGTTATTTGAAAATTAATTAATAAAAATAAGTTATGAATCACGATATTGAAAAAATCAAAAAAAATCCTAAACTATCAGGACAAATAGGTGAGAATGCTATTTGGGACGGGCCATTAAGTAAGAAAGGATTTCCGATGGGTGTTGGAAATAGTAATGGCATTACGGGCATGGAGGTCTCTAAATACCATACAGATTACTTTTCTGGACCAATAACATCTAAAAGTTCACTTTATTCTAAAGGTTCTAAAAAAAATGTATAAATCACCTTTTTTTAAAGAATTTCCTGAAATAAAAGAAAAAAACAAAGGCAAGTTTACAGCTTGGGCTAAAAAGAACGGCTTTAAAGACGCTTGTTCCGCAGCTAGCGCTGTAATGTCAAAGAAAAATAAATACAGCGAAGAAGTTGTTAAAATGGCTAATTACGCCAAAAACTTTGGTTGCGCTAAAAAATAAATTATGACAAAATTTAGAGACGGCTTTATGATAAAATCACCATTGACTAAGCATGGAGAAAAATTAAGACAAGAAGCTAAAAAACTTTCAGGAGACGTAGAACAAGGGGATTATGATTACGAAAACCCCAAAGTTACGCAAAAATTAGAAGCCGCTAAAAAAGCAGATAAATCTCATGAATCAGATTCACCAGCTTCAATGTCTCCACTTAATGGTGCTTACGAGCAAGGTGCTGGAGGTATGGTTTATGCTTCTGAAAGAGATAGTTTTCAAAACTTGTTCAATACTATAACACAAGCTACAAATAAATTAGTTGATAGCAAAAAAACTAAAAAGGCAAAAAAAGAAGTAAAAGAAGAAGAATCTTTATTTAAAGCAGATGGAACACTTAAAAAAACATTTGGTGAAAAATATAATGAAAAAAATAAACTTCAAACCGGTAAAATAGATACAAGTAAATATTTTTAAAATGATACATCAAAAAGGACATTACGGAAAATACACGGGTAACGCCAAATGCTGCATAGATCATGCAAACACTAAGGTTACTAAAGAAAATTACAAAGCTACTGAGCGAGATGACGCAGCTCATATAGATTATTTAAAGCGTGATGTATTATATGATGATCATCACGGGCACAGCGACGAAAAAATGACTGCTGACGAGAAACATATTTCAAAATTAGCAGGAGATATGAAATACGATAAAAAACATAAATCACCAGCGGCTAAACACTGCTTCTAAAAATAATATTATGCCTTACGGAGAATCACCAAATAAAATGGAATCTGAAAAACAAGAAAAATACAACTTAATGCATGATAACCCAGTAGCTAAACACGCTAGTGGAGGATCATGGATGTCAAAGCATTCAAAGTCTGCTTTTCAAATGGGACACAGTCCAGCTGAAATGAAATATGACTCACCTGCTAAAAAAGAAGGAGAAAAACCTAAAAACACTGAACAGCTAGCAGCTGAAAGCAGGGCAAGAGGTAAAAAAGCCGCTATGAAAGCCAAAGCTAAAAAAGATAAAAAAGAAGGAAGACACACTGGAACAATGGTAAAAGTAAGAACTTCAACAGGAAAAATAATAGAAGTAGATTCTAGAAGTCAAGCTGCTAAAGATCTTCCTAGAGCATAATAAACAGTAGGGATCTGTAAAACCCAGCCAAACAAATAACACTAACACTAACACTAACACTAACAAAAATGGCACAATTTTTAAAATTTGAACTAACAGGATCACAAGAAGAATTATTAATTCCAATTTCAGAAGTTGCAAATGTAGAAACAGTAACTACGACAACAACTAAAATTGATTTAGCTAATGGAGCTAAAAAATACACAATCACTCACGAAGCACCTTTGGCTGCTAATGGAGTTGTTTTAGCTATTTACGATGCTATGAAAGCAAATCCAGGAGGAGTTGTTTCAACGGTAGTAGCTGCTTTAAAAACAGCTCAAGCACCAGCCGCTCAATCAGGAAAACAAGGTAAAATCTTGATTACTCAGCAAGCTGAATACGCTACGTTTACTTCTTCAGTATACGAAAACGTATAATATGAAATCAACAGGTTTAGGAGACGATATAGAAAAGTTTACTAAAGCTACTGGTATTAAAAAAGTAGTAGACACAGTTAGCAAGGGGTTGAACATCCCTTGCGGTTGTGCTGCTAGAAAAGGAGCATTAAATAAAATGTTTCCATATAAAAAATAACTATGGCTTTTAAACTAAATAATCCTCCGTACAAAATAGACAACACTCCAATATATCATGTAGATATGGAAGACGGGGTTATGGGTAAAGCCAATAATAATTTAACAATTATTATAAATAAAGACGTGTGTCCTTCAAAAACTCAAGACGTTATAAATCACGAAATGGTTCATATAGATCAAATGAAACGTGGTGATCTTGATTATGATGATGAAAACGTTTACTGGAAAGGTAAAAAATATTCTAGAAGTAAAATGAAAGAAGGAGCAAAAAACCTACCTTGGGAAGCCGAGGCTTATAAAAACGCATAACTATGGCATTTAAAATGAAATTCAGCAGTGGAACACCTTTTCACTTTCACGGCGGAGATCCAGCTGATCATACTTCTAGTGAGGGTGGTGCAAAAGAAACTAAATTTGTTGACACACCCGAGGGCAAAATAGCAGTAGAAAGACAAACTAAAATAGAAGGCAAAAAGGTTGAAAAATTAGCCAAACCCGGAACACCTGAATATGATAAATGGCTAGCCGCGGTTACAAAAGATCCTTCTATAGAAGATAAATATAAGGATAAAACTATTACAGAAAAAAGAGACGTTAACGTTAATCTTAGAAAGACTCCAGGGGCTTTTCAAAGTGGTAATTTTTACGGTGTAACTCTGGAAAATGATTTAGGTGAAAAAATGCCAATGGAAAACATCCAAGGTATTTTTAAAAGAGCAATGGAGCGTAATAAAGAAAATAAAGATACTAGAGCTGCTATAAAAAAAGATTTTAATTCTTATTTAAAAGAAGCTGGATATGTGAGAAAACCTACTTCTAGTACTAAGACAGATGTAAGCGAGTGGAAACAGAGTAGTTAAATAAAGTTATATGAAAAAAATTTGGGAATGGCTTTCAGGCTCCGTCATAAAAGAAGTTGGCGAGGTTTTAGATAACTTAACAACCACTAAGGAAGAAAAGCTAGAAGCTCAAAGGCTTATTACGGAAATTCTTGAAAAAGCTGATAAAGAAGCTCAAGAGCAAGTAACAGCGAGGTGGCAAGCAGATATGCAATCTGATTCCTTCTTATCTAAAAATATACGCCCATTAGTACTTATATACCTAACAGTTATATTTACTATATGCGCGTTTTTTGATGGAAACATCGGAGAATTTAAAATATCAGAAGAGTATATCCCAATATTCCAAACTCTTCTTGTAACAGTATATGGCGCGTACTTTGTTGGTCGTACTTGGGAAAAAGCAAAAGCAATTAATAAAAATAAATAAAAAAAATATGGGACAATATGCAAATCAACCGGACTTCGGAACTTTTGCTTCAGATGTAACAATTAGCAACACTATAAGCTCGGCTACAAACTTAAACTCTTCAGCTTTATTCATTGGTACTGGTGGAGACGTAAAAGTTATATTAGCAGGTGTAGTAGGGCCATTCACAGTAAGCGATTTTAACGCTGTAAATAACGGCGGTATTCAGTACACGGACAGCACTAATCTCTCCACTACTACTACAGGTAGCGGAACAGGACTTACTGTAGATATTACCGCAGCCGCAGGTGGTGATCAAGAAATACTAACAATAACGGTTAACACTCCAGGGACTGGTTATGAAAACGGAGATTTTATAGAAGTAATAGAAGGAGGTCAAGGTGGTGTTAATCAAGCGAAATATCGCGTACAAGTTTCTGCTGGATTACCTACAGCTAGTGAAGCCGTTACTTTTAAAAACCTATCAAACGGGTGTTTTTTACCTGTGATAGTTGACTACGTGTTAGCTACTGGAACTACAGCTACTGATATTATAGCTGTAAAGTAATATGGGTTTAGGTATAGGATTAGGCGTAGGTTGGTGCGATTGCGGTGGAGCTTCAAGCTACGTTTGTAATGACACTTTAGTTCAAGGAGAAGGTTCTTTAGTAGATAATACTATATTGCTAAATCCAAATGGAGGAGTTTTAACTATAATGTTTTACGCTCCAGGTGTTGGGACTGTTGATAAATTAGAAATATATCACGGAAATCCAACCAATGGAACTAAAGTAGCTACAACTGGGATGACAACCTTAAACGCTGGTCCTTTTGACAATGTATACGGTACTGTTTCTACTGGTGATGTAATACCTACTGAAGCTCAAGCGTTAGCTACTGATCAATTTATAGGATCTAGCAAAGGCACTGTACCAACTAGAGCAACCGCATATACAGCTGAAACAGGTATAGCAAATCCTTTAGTTGCTCCTTTCGAGCAGTTAGTTTGGTGGATTTATACGCCTGCTGATTATCAAGTTAGTTCATATGCTAATATAAGAGTTACAGGACCTGTTGGAACAAAGTGGGACTTTAAACCCTACTGTGAATAGTGTAAACTACATAAAAACAAGTGACTATATAAATATAAACAATTAAATTAAATTAAATAAAATGGCAAAAATTAAACAAGAAGAATTAGAAACAGTAGCTTCTATTAAAAAAGAATTAGACGCTTTAGTATCAGAAATAGGAATTGTAGAAACACAAAAGCATGCCTTGCTGCATAAGGTTGCAGAGGTAAACGAAAAGTTAGCTAAAGAAAAGAAAACTTTAGAAGAAGCTTATGGTAAGATCTCTATTGATCTTGAAACTGGTGAGTATACTGAAATAACTGAAGAGGCGTAATGGATTCAGTTATAAGAAAAATCAGTATAGGTTCTGATTACAAAAACGACGCTATGCATTACTCTATAGGTCAGCAAGTTTATGGGGGTCATGAAATAGCTTATATTTTGTTAAATGAAACTGATGGATCTTATAATATTCATATAAAGAAAAACAACGAGGTATTGCCATGGAAGAAATTTAATTCTAACATGGCTATATCTGTTGAGTATGATTTAGAGTATTAATGAAAAGCTTGTACGATTTTATAGTAAAGCCTGTTGGTGATAAATATAAAAATACAGTTAAAATAGGTGGCAAAGATATAGTTGTTAATACCAAAATTGAAAACTGGAAATTTGTAAACCGATTAGCTGAAGTTATTGAAACACCACTAGCTTTTAAATCCGGCATCAAAAAAGGCGATATAATAGTTATACACCAAAACGTGTTTAGAACCTTTTACGATACGAAAGGTAATAAAAAGAAAAGCAGATCTTATTTTGAAAATGATTTGTATTTCTGTAACCTTGACCAGGTTTATTTATATAAAAATAAAAAAGGTTGGAACACTGTTGGTGACAGATGTTTTATAACACCTATAAAAAGTAATGATTCTCTAACGCTTGATAAAGAGCGCAAGCTTGTTGGTATATTAAAATACGGCAATAAGTCCTTAGAAGCGCTAGAAATAAACCCAGGAGACTTAGTTGGCTACACGCCTAACGGCGAATGGGAGTTTTTAGTTGAAGGAAAAAGACTTTATTGTATGAAATCTAATGATATTGTAATTAAGTATGAACACCAAGGAAACGAAGAAGAATATAATCCAAGCTGGGCAGCGAGCAGTTGAGGAGTTAATCAAAGTAGCTAAAGAAGCTATTGTTGATTCAGATGATGATATATCAGCTGATAGACTTAAGAATGCAGCAGCTACTAAAAAGCTAGCTATATTTGATGCTTTTGAAATACTTAATCGCATTGAAGAAGAAGAGAACATGTTAAATGATAAACCTAAAGAAGTTAAAGAAGAAAGAACTTTTAAGGGGTTTGCTGAAGGAAGATCTAAGAAGTAATGTACGAGCAAACGTTATATAAGATCTTAAAGGATCACATAAAGCCTAAAGTTGTCAACCGCATGAACCGTTATAAAAAATGGGAGTATGGTTATAACAAAGAGCATGATATCGTTATAATAAGTAAAGACGGTACAATAGGTGATATATACGAAATACAAAACTTAAAAATAGCTTTACCTAAAGCTAATAATATACATAAGTTTGAAACTAAAAAATGGGAATATACGGAATATCCTAAAGTATTAAAAAAAATAAAGTCTGTATTTGATTGGGAAGAATACCCGTTAGACTTTAAAGAAAAATGGTATGATTACATCGATAATGAGTTCGTCCGCAGGGAAGAAGGCTTTTGGTTCTATAATAAGGATGTGGCTACTTACCTTACTGGTACTCACTATATGTACTTGCAGTGGTCCAAGATTGATGTTGGGCAACCAGACTTTAGGGAAGCAAACAGATTATTCTTTATATTCTGGGAAGCTTGTAAAGCAGACAAGCGTAGTTACGGAATGTGCTACCTTAAGAATAGACGATCTGGATTCTCCTTTATGTCTTCAGCTGAGACGGTTAACGCTGCAACAATTCAGTCAGATTCACGGTTTGGAATATTGTCCAAATCTGGTCCTGATGCAAAAAAGATGTTTACAGACAAGGTCGTTCCGATATCAGTCAACTACCCGTTCTTTTTCAAACCAATTCAGGACGGTATGGACAGGCCAAAGACAGAGCTTGCGTACAGAGTACCCGCGACAAAGTACACCCGTAAGAAGCTTGAGACAAACGAATCGCTCAGAGAGCTTGACGGTCTCGACACCACGATCGACTGGAAGAACACAGGGGACAACTCGTACGACGGGGAGAAATTAAGACTACTGGTCCACGACGAGAGTGGTAAGTGGGAAAGACCTAATAATATATTAAACAACTGGCGTGTTACCAAAACATGCCTTAGATTAGGTTCTAGAATTATAGGTAAGTGCATGATGGGTTCAACTAGTAACTCATTAGACAAAGGCGGTGATAACTTTAAAAAATTATACAATGACTCGGACGTCACTCAACGAAATGCGAATGGACAAACTCGCTCTGGATTATATAGCTTGTTTATACCTATGGAGTGGAATTACGAAGGATACATTGATTCTTATGGATTACCTGTCTTCGACACGCCTGAAAAACCAGTACAAGGACCGCAAGGTGATGAAATAGATTTAGGTGTAATAGAGTATTGGGACAACGAAGTAGAAGGTCTTAAACAAGATCAAGATGCTTTAAATGAATTTTATAGACAGTTTCCACGTACTACTAAGCATGCTTTTAGAGATGAATCAAAAGAATCTTTATTTAATCTAACTAAGATATACGAGCAAATAGATTTTAATGAAGATCTTAAAAATTCTATAAGCGTAACAAAAGGATCTTTTCAATGGGAGAACGGCGAGCAAGACAGTAGAGTTATATTTGTACCAAATAACAGTGGAAGATTTTTAGTGACTTGGGTGCCAGCAGTTCATCTGCAAAACAAAAGATATCAAAAAAATGGTATTAATTACCCGAGTAACGAACATATAGGTGCTTTTGGTTGTGACCCTTATGACATATCAGGCACTGTAGATAAAAGAGGTTCTAAAGGATCTTTGCACGGCTTAACTAAGTTTTCAATGGAAGACGCGCCGGCAAACCATTTCTTTTTAGAATATATAGCTAGACCTCAAACGGCTGAGATATTCTTTGAAGATGTACTAATGGCTTGTATATTTTATGGCATGCCAATACTAGTAGAGAATAACAAACCAAGACTTCTATATTATTTTAAACGTAGAGGTTATAGAGGTTTTACAATGAATAGACCTGATAGAACTTATAGTAAGTTGTCAGTAACAGAAAGAGAACTAGGTGGTATACCAAATTCTAGTGAAGATATAAAACAAGCTCATGCTTCTGCTATAGAAAGTTATATAGAGCATTTTGTTGGGCTAAAAGAAACAGGTTATGGTGATGTTTATTTTCAAAGAACATTAGAAGACTGGGCTAAATTCAATATAAACAATAGAACAAAACATGAAGCTTCTATAAGCTCTGGACTTGCCCTTATGGCTTGTAACAAACATAGATATTCACCAGTGAATAAAAGAATTATAAAACCTGTAGATTTAGGTATCAAAAGATATGACAACAGGGGAACTACATCAAAAATAATAAGTTAAATGAATATATATACTAATTCAAATAGCGCTTTTCCAAGTCAAGTAGTTAGTGATGCTGAAAAAGCAAGCATAGAGTACGGCAGTCAAGTTGCTATGGCTATTGAGTATGAATGGTTCAAGTCAGGTAGAACTAACGGTAACGCTTATTTAACCAACTGGAATAACTTTAACACACTAAGGCTATATGCCAGAGGAGAGCAGCCTGTTCAAAAATATAAAGATGAGTTGTCTATTAATGGTGATTTGTCTTATCTTAATTTAGACTGGAAGCCTGTACCTATTTTATCTAAATTTGTAGATATTGTTGTTAATGGTATATCAGCACACTCTTACGATGTTAAAGCTTATGCTCAAGATCCTGAATCTATAAAGAAAAGAACTGAGTATGCTTCTAAGATATATGAAGACATGCTAGCTAAAGAGTACTTAGATAATTTAAAAACAAATCTAGGTATTGATTTATATCAAGTACCAAACCCTGATTTATTACCTGAGAGCGAAGAAGAGCTAGAGCTTCATATGCAGTTATCATATAAGCAAAGCATAGAAATAGCTGAAGAAGAAGCTATATCCTCTGTTATGGCTCAAAATAAATATGAGCTTACAAAGCGTAGACTTAATATGGATTTAGCTGTTTGCGGTATTGCAGCTGCTAAAACAAACTTTAATACAGCTAATGGTATTACTATTGATTACGTAGACCCAGCTTATATGGTTTATTCATATACAGAAGATCCTAACTTTGAAGATATATACTACGTAGGTGAAATAAAATCTATAACAATACCAGAGCTTAAAAAAGAGTTTCCAAATATATCTGCAAAAGAATTAGAACGTATACAACAAATGCCAGGCAACAGGCAATATGTCACTGGTTGGGGTGGATACGATGAAAATACTGTACAGGTTTTATACTTTGATTACAAGACGTATCATAATCAAGTATTTAAAATTAAGAAAACAGATCAAGGTCTGTTAAAAGCTATTGAAAAGCCAGATACGTTTAACCCGCCTGAAAATGATAACTTTGAAAGAGTATCAAGATCAATAGAGGTTTTATACAGCGGAGCTAAAGTATTAGGAACTGATACAATGCTTAAATGGGAACTAGCAGAGAACATGTCAAGACCTTATGCTGACACTACTAAGGTTAAAATGAATTATTCTATATGTGCGCCTAGAATGTACAAAGGTAGAATAGAAAGTTTAGTTAGCAAATGTATTGGCTTTGCTGATATGATTCAAATAACACATTTGAAACTACAACAGGTAATGTCTAGAATAGTACCAGATGGTGTGTATTTAGACATGGACGGATTAGCAGAGGTTGATCTTGGTAATGGAACAAACTACAACCCAGCTGAAGCATTGAATATGTATTTCCAAACTGGTTCTATTGTAGGTAGAAGCTTAACTCAAGACGGTGACTTAAACAGAGGTAAAGTACCGATTCAAGAATTAAACTCAAGTTCTGGTCAAGGCAAAATACAAAGTCTTATAAATACGTATCAGTATTACTTACAGATGATACGTGATGTGACGGGGCTTAACGAAGCTAGAGATGGTAGTACGCCTGATAAAAGCACATTAGTAGGTTTACAAAAAATGGCCGCTAATGCGTCTAATGTTGCCACTAGACATATCAAGCAGTCATCATCTTATTTAACTCTTAGAGTAGCTGAAAACATAGCTCTTAAAATAGCAGACGCACTAGAGTTTCCATTAACAGCTGAGTCGCTTACTAACTCTATTAGTAATT